ACAAAAAAGGGCGCTATTGCGCCCTTAGTAATACTGAGTAATAAAGCGTATTACGACTTCAAATTATGCACCTTGTGATCCATAGATTCCTCTCCAATCAGAGAAACCAAATGAATATCTTTCACGCGCTTTGTATCTGATGTTTCCTGTAGAAAAGTCAGGATCCATTGAAGTTTCCATACCTGTTCTTTGGAACATTTTAAGGCCATCACCTTGTGCAGTTACAGAGGTTAAGATGAAATAAGCATCAGGATCAGTAAGATAGTGATTGACACTATAGCCACCAGGCAATACACCTGTATTTCTAATAGCGTTTATATCATTATCAGCTGTTCCAGATCTCATTGGTGAGTTTAATATTCTGTCCGCAACGAACACGAGTTGAGGTGGAATTATTAATTTATCCGCCTGAACACTTATTATTAAACCACGATCATCTGTGAAAGTAGCTATATCGATCAATGAATCTTCAAGTGAAGTTTCATTCAAGTCTGCCATAGTGGTTGCTCTATTCGCAGCTGTACCTCCACCTGCTAGTGGATGTGCTGTATTAATTAGAGATACACCATCGCCTCCTGTGAAACTTGATGAAAAAGCATTGTTTAAAACATCAGCACCTTTAACCTCTTTGGTATTAGCCATCGATTTTGCTAATGCTTTTGTATATCGCTTACCTAAAGAATCATAAAGATTATCCTCTATTGCCTCTTCGGTTAGTGCGAAAGCTAACGCCACTGTATCGTGTGTGTACCTTGCACTAAAAGATTCTGAGGCATTATCGAATTGCACTCCACTTCCTTCAGATTTCACTGGTGCAGAACCAAACCCTGTGATTAGGACTTCTTCCTCAAATGCACGATTTGAATCTTCTATCGAAAATATCTCCTCGTATTCATTTGAATATTCATCGTAGGAAAGTCCAAACAAACTGTTAAGACCAGGCTCTAGTTCTTTTGCTAATTGCGCTCTTGAAATTGCCATATTTTACCTACCTTATGCTAATCCAGCACCTTTTTGTCCCATGATGTGATTTTGTATCACACATAAAACATTGGTGTTGGTTGATGCTACATCATCGTTATCAGGATCTTGAGAAATATCTATTACTTTTAAAGGTAATGTAGCAGTTGTAGCACCAGTTCCTACATCACACTCTAAATTAGATCTCCCAGACTTCGTATCACCGACAGGTGATCCATCAACAATGTCGAAGTTACCGAATAAATCAGCAACAGGAAATGCAGCATCGCATTGCACTTCAAATACAACATTAGGATCATCGATCACTTGCGCGATTATATCACTAGCAGATATGCTGCCAGGATAATAGTTTTGAAAAACTTGTTCGCCTGTGGTTGGATCAGTGTATTGAACACCATTAAACACACCTACAATCGGAACGGTTCCAGTAGCCGTATGTCGCCCTAATACACCTGCTGTTAGCTGAGTTACCAAGTCGCCTTGGAAAATCGGTGTAGTAGCGCCACTAGCAATTCTGTAACGACTAGAACCACCTGAGAAAGGTGAGCCGCCCATCATTCGAACAGGTTTACATCCAAATGGACTATTCTTATTAGCCATCTAAATACTCCTATTTAAAGCTGTTACTTTTTGCCAAAAGTAACATTGGAATCCCTTTTAGAGTCATACTTTACATACCTACTATCACTTCGAGCCTCATTGAAAATATTATTATCTAAAGCCTCTTTTTTAAGTTGGTTTTGATGCTCATAATAAGCGTTTCTCTCATCACGAGTTTCAACAGGTATTTTCGCTAAAAGCAATCCCTCATTATATACATAACCAGCATTTCTACCTTCATCAGCTACAGGTAAAGTAAAATCACTTGGTAAGTCAGTGCCTCTTACAAGTTCCCAACCTTCTCTCATTCTTCTACTCACATTAGCTTTATCCTCTTGACCTAACATGGATTCCCTTATCCAACGATATGTGTATCCTTCAGGTGGCGGAGGAGTATCAAGTTTCCTTACTGGTTCCCAAGGTTTTCTACGAGAGTTATTTGCGTGATTCTCGGACTCACGACTCTTTCTGGATTGTGAACTATTTACTTTATCTTCCATTATTTTGCCTCCCTTTGAGCAATTTTTTGTTTTTCTTTTGCAACGGATTTCAACCATGCCTCTTCAGACATATTATGTGGTTTTAACCCTCTAAGACGCTCAACTTCTGATTTAGTAAAAGTTACACCGTTCTTTTTGCTATGTGTTTTTTGACGACCTCCAACTGAGGCGGAGGCAACTCTTTGCACAGGGGGTTGACTCTCACTTTTATCGTCATTATCTGATCTTAGATCAGGATAAACTTTATAAACTCTACTGTCTAGTTCGTTGTAATATTCTTTTGAATCTGCCTCATAGCCTTCGTTAATTAAAGCGTTGTGAGTAAAATATGCGAACTGAGAGGCTTGTATATTGTTTTCATCACTTAAATCACCATACCAAGAGTTTTTTTCGTGCCATTTGATAGCCTCTTTTGTAGGTTGTGGTTGTGGTTGATATTGTGTTTGTGTTACTGGTTGTTCTTGTTCCTGTTTTGGCTCAGTTTCAACTTTTTGTTTTGCAACTCTAATTTTTTCTTTTTCTATTGCAAGTTCACTTTTTAAAGTATCTGCTTTCGAAATTAACTCTGCATCATTTGATTCTATCGCCTTTTTATATATTTCATCAGCTTGAATTTGTTTGGCATTGTGTGCCTCTTCTTGTCTGGTCAAAGCCTCACTTCTTGATGCTAATACTTGATCGTAATAACTTTTTGCCTCTTGAGTTTTAGCTGCTAACTCATCCTGCAATTTTGCAACCCTCTGTTCAGCTGCCATAATCTGCTGATTTTTTTTATTGATTCTTTTCTGAATATTTTTGCTTTCTTTTGTTAAATCTTCTTCAGTAGTTACTGTAGGTTCAACACTTTCAGATTCTACTACCTCTACCTCAATTTGATCGCTTTCTTGCACATCAACTTCTGTATTTTCTTGTTCACTCATCATAAACTCACTATGTCGTCTGGATCGAGTATGGTGGCTATTACCTCATCATCGTTGATGATTCTTACCTCTGCACCATCCTCAAGTTTAAACCTAGAGCCAGAGTAACGCCCAATTAAAACCCATTGTTTTTCTTTACACCAAGGCTTGTCGCCAAATCTATTTGTATCGTTATAACACTGAGGGCCTTGCTTTACTACATAAGCTACTACTGTTGCAAGTGCCTCTCTGTTAACTGTTTCTTTTGCTAAATGTATGCCGCCTTTTGTTCGTGCTTTTCCTGCATAGGGTAAAACCAACATACGCCACCCTGTAGGTTCTGGCATACGGTCTAATAAAGATTTATTAAGTAATGCTGGATCTAATACTCTATCTTCTTCTTTGATATAGGTTTCAGCTATCTTATTTGGTTCTGTCATTGTTTAAAAATATCAGCTATTTCGTTTTGAATATAGTATAAAGCAGAAAGTTCGCCTTGCAAATATTTATAATGTTCTATATCTTTCAAACCGCCAGACATTAAAGTTTCTTGAATTTGGTTTTCTCGAACCTCAATAGACTTTTTAATCTTGCTAACTAAATCTATTTCATCCATTAACTTTTCTTTTTAGGTCTGCCTCTTTTTTTTGCAGTAGGTTTTTTTGCAACAGTTTTTTTCTTTACAGGTTTTTTGGCAGGTTTATCAACAGGCTCATCAACGATACCTTTTTCTATTCTTGCCATTTTTTTAGCTATTCTTTCTTCATTAGCTTGGCGTTTTTTATCTTCCAGTTCGAGTTTTGCTTTTAATTCTTCAGCCTCTCTAATACGGTCTAATTTTTTTTGTGCTTTAAGTTCTTTAACTGCTTGTAATTTATAAGATGTTGTCATTTGTTCCCCTTAAATTTTTGCTCTAGTTCAATAAGTTTTAAATCTGCATTTTGTTTTAATCTGTCAATAGCAACTTTTAGTTTATCATTAGCTATAGTTTTTTGCACATCCAAGCGCCTTTCTTGTAGATTTGCATCAAGTAATTTTTCTTGCGCTCTTTGTTCTTGTTTGGCTATAAATTGATCTTGATCCATGTCAAGTTCTTTATCTCTTAAATCTAATTCTTGTTTTCTTATGTCAACCAACGGATCTTCGCTACCACCCATGCCTATTGATTGTAAAAATTCATTTGTAAGTTCTGCCATAATAGGTGAACTAAATTGATCTAATATCATCTGTATTTCTTGTTGTATTACCATAGCCTCTTGCGGTGATACAGTTTGCATTTGTGCTTGTACCTCTTGGATTCTCACTTGCACTTCCTCTGGTATTTGAGTCTGTGCAACTTGTGAAGATAAAAATTGTAGATGTTGCATACAATGACTTATAATCATCGTTTGTATTTGTGGGTTTTCTTTAACAACATTTGTTAAAAATAAACTTGCATGAGTTTGTAAATGAGCCTCATGGTTTTGATTTTCAAACGCTTGAGCAGGTTGTCCCATCATTAAACCAGCATTTTCAATACCTGCATCTATTGGTTTTGGTGTTAAATCAGGAGGTGGTTGTAAGAGTGAATCAACATTGTCAACGCCTAATGCACCATACATTCTACGATAAGCCTCATAAATACCGTAAGGCCCATGAACTTGTGGATCAGATTTGACCATCATTAATAACTCTTGCGCCAGTGTAACTCTTTGACTTTGAGAAAAAATATTTGGATCCGATACAGGTATAATATCAACCCTATCGTCAAAATCAGTAAGTTTAATTTCACTTGAACCACTGCCAACTGCAAATTCATAAACAGGTGGTAAAAAATCTCTAAATACTTTTGCTAATAAATTAAATTCCAATTTTTGAGCATAATGCAATCTTTTGTGAATTGCAGACATAACTTTTGTGCCGCGTTCTAGTAAAGCCACTGTTGTGCCAACAGGCATAGCCTGATTCATATCACCAATATTCATATCAGCTATTGCAGCAAATCTTTTACCTGAATCTACCAACAAACCTAATAATTGCATGAGTACGCTACTAGGTTCTTTAATTGGTAATGGTATAAGATTTTCTCTTAACGATCCGCCTGTAGTGTCAATATCTCTAAATTCGCCAGGTTGTAAAGGATCATCTTCATCTCTTATCCTCATACCTCTTGCTTTAAAACCAGCTGGAAGATTTGCTAATGTACCTGCATCAATAAGTTGGCGTAATATAGATGTTGATGCTTTTGATAGTCCACCAATCATGTGCGATAAACCTAACCCATAAAAACCTAAACCAGGTAAAAACTTGTATTGAACAAAGTAATTTATTTTGTTCTTAAGTGGATCACCTTCAATGTAGTTTCTCCTTATCGATAAAACTTTTTCGCTTGTTTCATCTATCGTAACTATATAAGGTAGTTTTAATCCTGTTGGATTGCCGCCCATGTCCAAGTCCTCAAAACCTTCAATATCTAAAACAGTATGTATTTCGTAAATAACTCGGTTTCTATCTTCACCGTAACTTGGTTGAACACCTTGAATATCATCAATAGCCTCCTCTATATCTGATTGATCCATACCATAACTACCTGATTTTATGTCAACATCTGCGTAAAAACCGCTTAACTGTTGCTTTTTAACTTCATTGGTTGACATATTGATTACATGAGTAATTCTTTCAGCAGTGCTTATATCTGGTGCCTCATAAGGTACTATCAAATCCTCTGGTGGTACAAATTTTGAAACTGCTCTACCTAAAACAAAGTCATAGTATATTTTTTTAAATGCTGAACCTGCTAATGGTAGATAAAATAATAGTTGATCTAATTCAGGATCATATTCTTGCATCACATTCATTATGTAATAATTCATAAATTCTTGTACTCTTTCAGCTTGATCCTCATATTCAGCTGTCCTTGCACCTATTATTTCAGTCTTTACAGGCCCTTTAGCAGGTAACATTTCTTTATATGCTTGAGCCTGAAACTGTGTAACCGCCTCTGCAAGTATTGGATGTATTACACCGCTAGAACCCTCAAAAGGTTGTGATCTTGAATCATCAAATTTCATGCCTAAATATTTAAGTCCATCCGTGTAAGTTTTTTCCCACTCAGATCTTGATTCTTTATCTTGTTTAATAGATTTTATTAAATCATTAGAAATTTTAGATAATATATTTTCATCAATCATTTCAACTAAATTTGTGTTGAAATCCATAATTGGTGGTAGATCTTCTTGTATTTCGCCATCTACTAATAAATTTTCTTCATCAATCAGTATCTCTGCTGCATTTTTGATTTGTTCACCGCGAGTTTCTTCAGGTATGATTTCTACAGTCGTGCTTTGATTTTTAATATCAGGACTATTCTCTGCGTCAAGTTTTTTTTCAACTGCCATAATTATTAGTGTATCACTTTTGGTCTTAGATTCACTTCTTCTTCACTTAGATCTATTAAATCTGTCAATTCGCCTTGAACTTTTAGTCCTTGAGATTCAGCTATTAGTAAAGCATTTTTAAATGAAGAGGCATGAATATCAGGCCCTACATATTCATTGCCATCATGGATAAAAGTTGTAACAAAAATTTTCATTAATAATAAACTGTCCTATTGCGTTTTAGTAATTTTACCTCATCTTGGTAATCCTCGTATAGTGAAACAAAACCGCCTTGTCTAAAACGCATTAAAGCCATAGTTGCGCTATCACAATAATCATCGTAATCACCATAAGGAAAGGCTGCCATTTCCTCTATAACCTCATCAGCAAAATCATGTTCAGGTGCAAACACCATTCCTGATTCAAACATCGGTGCAACACTATTCATTCTTGCTATTTTATCTTGACCTCTGCTTGGCGTGTAAGCGGTAACAGGTATTCCCATTCTTCTTAATTCGTGTGTCAAAGGAGTTCCTGATGCTTTTGCCTCAATCAAAACACAGTCAGGATCCCAATATCTATACTCTTCTAAAGCTAATCTTTTTAACTCAGGAAAGTCGCATCTTACTCTTTTTGCATCTAATAATATTATGGAGTCTGGCATTTCATCACCTAAATTAAAAATCGCCCATGTTGTAATAGCTGAGTAGTCTGCTGTTTCTTTTTTTGAAAAAGCGGTGTCATAGCTTTGAATTACATAACTGTAATTAGGTACCACATCATCCCACCTTCTCCACCATTCTCGTTTTACTATTGATCCCTCTTCAGCTGTTGGGTTTTGCATCCACTGACTGTTCCATTTTGCTATGGGTAAGGATGCTTTCACACCTAACAATTCTTCTTTTTTCCAAAATTCAGGCCATAAAGGTTTTTCTGTTTCAGGTAAAATTGCAGGAAACTCAATCACATCCCATTTATCTGCATTTTCATCGTTTTGTTTTTTCAGCAACTTGCCTACTAAATCTTTTGTACTCCACCGAGTCATAACTATTACGATAATACCGCCAGGTTGTAAACGCTGACGAGGGCCTGATGTGAACCATTCATAGCACGATTCCATGGCTTTTGGAGATAGAGCGTCTTGCTCTGAAATAGGATCATCTATTATCAAAAGATCTGCACCACGACCTGTTATAGCACCCCCCACACCTGCTGCAAAAAACTCACCCTCTTGGTTGCTAGTCCAACGACCTGCGCTTTTATTATCTGCTTGAAGTTTTAATTCTGGAAATATATGTTGATAATCATCACTATCTATAATATTTCTAACTTTTCTACCGAAACGAACAGCAAGTTCAGCTGTGTGTGTTGTTTGAATAATTTTTAAATCACCTCTTTTTCCCATCATCCAAGCAGGAAAAAAAGTTGATGCAAATTCAGATTTAGTGTGTCTAGGTGGTAAACAAACTATTAAACGCTTACATTTGCCTTTAGCTATTTGGTTAAATTTATCAGCTATTATTTTGTGGTGTTTGCCCTCAACAAATTCAGGCCACATAAATTTAACGAATGAAATGAAATCTTTTTGACAAGAATCTTGTTTATCGAGTTGATCATATTTTTGCATAAGAGCAACAGCCTCGGCTTTGTCTTGCTCTGATAATATGTCAAAATCTTTAAATGATAATTTGGTCATAATCTTAGGCGGAAAGAGCGATTAGGTAGCGACATAGTAACCGCTCAATCCTAAGTGCAAAAGCACCTAATTAGAGTATAATCTAAATTCTTCAATTTGATTAAATATCTGTCCAATCTTTACCCTCAAAAAGTAAAGCCTCTGCCTCTCTTCT